GTTAACTCTGATATCCACAAAAATGAGATCACCAGGCTCAATGGTTCCCTGCATGCTATCGCCACGAACGTTAATCAGCTTAACGGAACGCTGCGGGATGCTTCCAAAGATAGACTTGGCTTGGTCAATGTCGTACTCGATTGATCTAACCACTTCAACAAGGTCTTTAGATGGTGCACCATCTCCTGCACTGGCAGAAACGTTAAGAACATCAACTCTATACACATCCTTATCCTCCCGATGATTGAGGGAATTTACACTGTATGAATCTACAGTATTTTCTGACTCATCGGAAGAGAATAGTACAGCCACAGGAACATCAAGGGCTTTTGCAATCTTTCTTAGAAGCTGATCACTATAGCCCTGAACGCCGCGCTCAAGACGTGATAGGTTTCCCACGTCGCTATCTACAAGCAACGCCAGTTCGTTCAATGTGTATTTTTGTTGCTTCCGCAGAAGCCTAATCTTTTCACCTACTTTCATATCATCATTAGAAAACATTTATGCGCTCTCCGCAAAGCGCCTTGCGCAAAATCTGCGTATGCATTATTATGCGTATAACGCATTAAGGAGGTGCATTATGTGTACACCATTAAGAAAAATGCGTGTGGAGAAAGGCCTGACAATCGCTGAAGTTTCGAAGCTGACAGAGATTGACGTTGGGAACCTGAGCCGGATTGAACGAGGTAAGCAAGTAACCTCTCTAGAAACGGCTGAAAAGCTCTCGAAATTCTTCGAAGGGAAGATCTCCGAGATGCAGATTCTCTACCCGCATCGCTATATGGCTGCTTAAGCAGCGACGCTCTTTAACAGCTCTGGCCTCATTCCCGCCGAAATGCGGGGATAAACCAACGCATCAACCTATGCGTAAACACTTATTAACTAAAGGAAGTATTACAAATGGAACTAGCAAATCACAGCAAAAAGGTACGCGAAGTAGAAACAGAGCTTCGGGCCCGACTCGTATCAATGGGTCAGACAAATTTCGCAAAGATGGCGGGATGGGCTGATTCAAAGGTGAGTCGATTAAACATCCACGATATGGCAGTTACGTTCGTTCTTCTGGAGAAAGTCTGGGAGACAAGCCTGATTCGTGAAGTGGCAAGACAGGCTATTGCAGCTGTGATGCCAGAAAGCAAAAAACGCCCAGCGGTAACTGAGCGTTTAGAGCAAATCACATTGGATTTTTGAGTCACTGTGTTACGTCAACAACACATTCAACAGGAGTAATTATATGCGAAAAAATACCGAATTGCACAAAGAAGTTAAGCGTTCTCGCTTCCTTCAATCCATTGAACCAAACACCGCAATGATGTTTTCCAGCGTAGCTAAGTTTGAGCTTATGAAGTCTGAAGCTAAGTCTCTCCTGAAGGATTTGCCAGTTGAAGACGGATATACGTTCATTCCAAATTCCTTCCTCGAAAGGCTTCTCAAGCAGGACTTCTCTGTAGAGCAGTTCAACGAGATCCTGAAAGTATTCCGCGAGGGTCGATAGCCATGGAAAGCACTGCAATTGTTTACGATTTCAGCGCCGCACACGAGCGCAGGAGTTCCCGGATGGAAAACCAAAAACAGGGTCACTTTGCTCTGTTCAGGAGTCTTCTGTCAAAGGATTGGGCGACTGATACAGCCAAGTTTGCATTGTGGGTAAGGATTATCGGTCTTGCTCAGTACAAGCCTCGTAGCGTTGATTTTGACGGCGTGAAATGGGACTTACAGCCCGGGCAGCTTGTGACGAAAATCTCCTATCTGGCGAGGAAACTTAAAGACTCTCAAGGTAATGAGAAGTCCGCTAAACAGGTTCGCGACATGCTCGAATTCTTCGCAAAAGAGAAGATGATCACCTTCGCTGGGAACCGTCATGGAACCGTGATTTCGGTCATAAATTACACAGATTATCAGGCCGATTTTGAGGTAACAAAGCAGGTAGATAACGAGGTAACAATCAAACCCAGCAAATCCGCGGCCTCGGAGGTTGTCGAGGTAACAAAGCAGGTAACAAACGAGGTAGAACAGAGTAAGAAGTTATTAGAACAAGAATATAAAAACATTACCCAAACCCACGAAGTGGGCTTGTCTGGTGATGAAAAATTAACACCCCGTCAGAAAGGCACTAACCCCCGTGCCAAGAAAACCAACAAGCGATCAGCGCTACTGACATTCGACCGCGAGCGTTTCAAAGATACGTGGAACTGCAAAGCTAAACGCCTCGGAATGCCGACAATCCTGAGCATCACCAAAACCACTGAGGCCGGAATCAATCGCCTCTGGGATTCGTACCTGAAGCAGTGCAAAGAGCTTGGCAAGGAGCCGCGTGATATCGACAGCATCCTGAACGGATACATCGAGCATGGCTATCAGCCTACGCAGTGGGCGCTTGGTGGCAACCCTGAAGGAAAGGTTTACGGGATTGATACTGCCCTGACGCAGAAGAAGATTGACGAAATTTTAGGAGCGGGAAGCTGATGGAAAGCTACGACTTTGAGCACCAATTGGTTGGTTCGATGATGGTCAAGGGAGATCACATCGACTGCCGCGAAATTGCCGGGAAGCTACCTGCTGATGCATTCGAGAACTTTCACCTGAAAAGCATGTATCAGGCGATTGTGACACTGCTCAACAAGGCTGAGCCGGTAGACATGTTCACCGTTAAGGATGCGGTGCCTGCAGCGACGAAGGACTTTGTGGTTGAGGTTGCATGCAAATGCTCGTCTGCAGCAAATATCCGTGGCTGGGCTAAACGTGTTCGACAGTGCTGGATGTTACGCCGTGGCGAGGCTGAGCTTAAGCGAGCAGCAGAGCTTCTGGCAGGTGCAGGAACACATGACCTGAATGACCGGATCGCAGAAGTTAGCGGGATCCTCTCAAAACTCCAGTTCGAAACCAACGACAAGCTACCGCGCCGCATCGGTGACTTGCTGGACGATTACATGGTTGTCCTGGAAAACAGGATGAAGGGAGAGGAGTCTGGACTGTATCTCAAGACTGGTATTCAGCCTATGGACGATGCATACGGAGGTCTGGACAGAACTGACCTGATCGTAATCGCTGGTCGCCCGGGTATGGGTAAAACGGAACTTGCCATCAATATCGCCAACTCGGTTGGTAGGCAGAAAGGGAAGGGGCTGCTTATCTCGATGGAAATGTCGGATATGCAGGTAGTAGAGCGTCACGTTGCCGATCGCGCAGGATTATCGGTAGGCACGCTGCGAAACCCTCTAAACATGATACAGGAGCAATACACACGCCTTACTGCGGCAACAGGAACTCTTCTGGATGAAGATAACCACGTTATAGACGGTTCCTTCACCGTCGATGAGTGCATAGCTCATGCGGAGCGTATGAACATGGACGGAGGACTAAGCTTCCTTGCAATCGACTACCTTGGACTAATCGAGAAGCCTTCAAATATTCCAGAGCATCAGGCTATCGCTGACATCACCAGAAAGCTCAAGCAGTTCTGTCTTCGTAATAAGGTTCCTGTAATTCTGCTGGCGCAGCTTAACCGTGGCCCAGAAGGTCGTCAGGAAAAACGCCCGGGATTGGGTGACCTGGCTAAGTCAGGCGCTATCGAGCAGGACGCTGACGTAATCATCTTCCCTTATCGCGATGAAGTTTACGACGAGAACAGCAACATGAAGGGAATCGCGGAAATCATCATTGGAAAATATCGATCTGGCCAGCCGCAGACTTTCTACATGGGCTGGAAGAATGGTCACTTCGTGAATATTGACCAGCAGGAAGCAGCTAAGCAGTACGCGAAAAATACTACGGAAGCACCTAAATCAGACTGGAGGGGATGATGAACAAAAAGCAAATCGCCATTCTAGAAAAGGCATGGATGGCAGAAATAGATAATGACATACCAATCATACAGACGAAATCGAAAATTGCCGCGCAACTAGCCAAGGAAGGTTATCTGGAATGGAAGGAGTCCATTCTTGGAGGGGCATTTCCTGTAGTAATTCGTGGCTATCAAATCACTCACGCAGGGATATTGGCCTACTGCCTGAGCCTCCCTGATGATATCGATATCGAAGCTATGGAGGAGGGAATGAGAAAATGAACACACGAGACAAAATACTCAACCACCTTGAAACAAACATTCCCACCTCAGCAGCACAGTTATCAAAACTCTTCGGTTGCCACAAATCACACATCAACCTCCTGCTTCGAGACCTCGTTACAGATGGTCTCATTGAGGTTGACAGCGTCCGCAAAGGTGCAAATTTCTACCGCCTCACCGCTCTGCATAATCAGCGCCTGGAAGCTATCCATCGCTATCTCGAAGAGCACGAAACAGGAATGGCAGTTGAGATAGCAAACGCGACAGGCATTCCAAAGAACCTCGTCACGAAAACGCTGAAAGGCCTGGCAGCACGCGGCGAGCTTCATCGTGACTGGTGCCACAAGAACGCATGGGTATATAGCAAGAAGCCCGTATTTAACTTTGGTGCAGCTAACCCACTGACTGCATTTATCAACCAGAGACTGAGAGAGGTGCGGACATTATGACTGACACACGAAACTGGAAGTGCTTCTTTGGGATGCACCAGTGGAACAAGATGGGAGAATACACAAAAAAATACTATCAATGCCAAAATTCCGAGCATCCTTACCGAATATCAATCTGCTACCACCTGCAATGTGTTCACTGCGGAAAGATTACCCACAAAGAGTTTTAACACCCCAGCACGCTGATGGAGAGGAATGATGAGCGAGCTATTTGAAGAAATGAAAAACCATAAACTGACGTATGTATTCATTCGAGCTGGCAGTAGAGCAAGCGCCTTTAAGGTTGAGCTAGAGAATGGGGAAGAGGTTCAGGCTAACTCCGCAGAACTACTTACCAAAATACTTAAAGCCATTCGCGGCGAGTGATGGAGAGGAATGATGAACAAGAAGAAAGCAGACAAGTTATTTCAGGAAGCAATGATGGCAGTACACGCAGCAGGTGAAGATCGCGTTAACTATTGCCTCAGTTTTGTGCGCGGTTATCTGGATAACGTTGGCAAAACAGAGATGCTTCACGAGTGGGATGATGGAACCATGCGCGTGAAGATGACAATTGGCGAGCAGGTTCATTGATGGAGAGGAATATGGACGAATCAAGAAAGCAGTTTGAAGAGTGGTTTATGGATGATGTCGTAGGTGCGGCTGTCGACTTCCCTGGATTTGAAGATGGAGAGTATGTTGCCGGTGAAGTCTATGACGAGCAACTGTATGTGATGCTTCAGGCTATGTACATGGCATGGACAGCATCTCGCGCAGCTATCGAGATAAAACTCGATGCCCATACTGAGTTTGAAATTGAGCACATGGCTCAGCCAGAAGAAGATGGCTATGCCAAAGGCTGGATTGATGGGCGCAATTATGGCGAGAAGCAAATCCGCGCCGCTGGAATCAAAGTGAAGGAGTGAGTATGAGCGAGTTAAAGCCGTGCCCGTTTTGCGGGTTCAAACAAGATGAAGGTGAGGTTGCATTTGCTACAACCCACGAAGGAAAGGGCTCGCACTCAGTTTACTGTGAAAATTGTCATACTACCGGACCAATGCGAGTAACTATGGACATGGCAATATTTGCATGGAACGAGAGAGTGTACATAGAAAGTGAAGGGGGAAATGAGGGGGAATTTCAATGACGTTGCCAATATTTGTCGTAAGCATTCGCGGCTTTGAAGGTGAAATGGAAGCAGTCTCTGCATTCACCTCCTATGGCAAAGCTAAGGAGTATGTAGAGCGTAACGGATTCATATCATGGGCAATTGAGGAACTAACGCCTGACGAGGAATGCCATGAAACAGACAATCTTCCTTCGAAGTAAGCAGCAACAGCAGTCAGCAATAAACGCCATCCTCGCATCACCTCTCGACAATGAAAGACCAATCACCATTCGAATCTCTGACTACAAGCGCAACCTCGACCAGAATGCCAAGTTCCATAGCATGCTGGGCGATATCGCTCGTCAGGTCACATGGTGCGGAAAGCAACTTAAGCCTGAGCAGTGGAAGGTATTGCTGATTAGCGGTCATGCGGTCGCCACAAAGCAGGAGGCTGAAGTCGTACCTGGTCTAGAGGGTGAGTACGTCAATATCAGAGAAAGCAGCGCAGAGATGAGCGTAGGACGCATGGCGAGCCTTATAGAGTACACAACAGCCTGGGCTATCGGCAAGAACGTCAGATTCACTGACAGGAGATATGATTGAAGCGAACGTATTTCTACCACCCGCCAATGACAACCGACGAAGCCAACCAACTAATCACTCTCTACCACTCCCGAAACGTACAAACAACCAAGCACCTAAGCGCTGACCCACGCCTGTGGATAGTCGGAGCCTTGTTGCCTGAATACGCCAGCGAGCCAAAAGGTAGGAGTCAGTATCAATCTAGAATGTGGAGCTAAATATGGACTATTCACAGTTATCAGATTTTGAAATTAACAGAATGGTAGGCGACGTAATCTTTAAAGGCCTTTGGGCGTGCAGGCCTGAAACGTCAGGAAATGACACCAACAAATGGTATTACGGAAATGCAGATGCCACCTTTGAGCCTCTAAACCCATTGCCTGACTACTGCAATGACTGGTCAGTATCGGGACCGATTATCGTTGGTAACGATATCTCACTGAACAGCTACGGCAGTGCTTGGGAAGCATCATTCGAACATGACGCACCAATAGGGGCTTTTGGTACTGACGAAACGGTGACATCAGGTTATGAGCATAGAAACCCATTAAGAGCAGCAATGATAGCTTTCCTGATGAAGCAGGAACATGCCAATGCTTAGCCAATCAGAAGCCCAATCCTATGAGCAGCAGAGCATACGTCGAACTTTGTGCGCAGGCTGCACGAAAGAATTATCAGATAGCGAGACACACTGTTGCGAAGAATGCGCCTCACTTGCAATAGCGTATCGCGACCCTAACGGATTTATGACGGAGGAAGATGATGGCTAATGGCAAAGTGCCGAAGCCTAAGACCTGCCCAATCTGCTCTACCGAATACATCCCTCGAAGTTCTCTCCAGAAAGTCTGCCACAACTATAAATGCGCCATTGCGTTCAATAAGCAACGTGATGCGGAAATTGCTGCGCGTGAACAACGCAAGCGTGAGCGTGAGCAAAGTGCTGACTTAAAGCAGAGAAGGGAAGCTTTAAAAACACGGGCAGAATGGGAGAGAGAGGCTCAGGCAGCATTCAACAGATACATCAGGATGCGCGATATGCACCAGGAGTGCATTAGCCACCCAGGGAAACTTATCAGCCACTCTAACTACATCACCGGCAGCGCAGTTGATGCCAGTCACTACCGGTCGCGTGGTGCAGCATCCCACCTCAGATTCAACGTATTCAACGTCCATGCAGCCTGCACTCGATGCAACAGGCAACTTAGCGGCAATGCCGTCGAGTATCGCATTCGGCTAATAGAGCGTATTGGAATGGAAAGAGTTGAAAGGCTTGAGGCTGACAACGAGCCACGAAAATTCGATATCGACTACCTGAAGCGAGTGAAATCAATATTCACGCGCCGGGCCCGTCATTACGAAAAACTCCGTAAGAGATATAGCGAGGCAGCATGACAGACATAAGCAGAGAGGTATGTGAGGAATATCTTGATGCTCTGGTAACCGTGGAGCTATCCGTACGTTTCGCACAACTCGAAGACCGAAAGATTAACGCCACCATCCGCGCAACAGTAACCGAATTACTCAAGCGCATCCGCGACAGGAAAATACGCGCCATCTTTGCAGGTTTAGCCCGTCAGCCATTCCCTGATGGAGCCCTGAAGATGATGCGTCGCCAGTTAGACAGCTTAGTAGGAGAACCCGTATGTGCACTGTAACCAACATCCAGCAAGTCAAATGGCAGCGTCACGCAGATGAGCAGGAGCTTAAATCAATAGATGAGAAGATTGCTGATGCTGAGAAGGCAATCGTGATTCTTCTGCATCATCGCCGTGAACTGATTAATCGCCTAGGGCTCAATAAGCCAGACCATGATCCGGAGGCAGCATGAGACACACTCCGATATTCGGCATGGTTAACTTCATCGACGATGCTCATTTCCGCCGCGTATGGAAGCACCCAAAGAAAACCATCAACACCCGCCAGAAAGCATGGGTTCACTACATGCTTCAGGTATGGGGGAAGGTTAACGCCGGAGATGATTCCCCGGGCGGTGCAATCAACGTTATCGGTCGCCTGATGATTCGTAGCCAGTGGAGTGATGATAAGGCAAAACAGATTGAGTCTGTCGTCATGCGCCTCTACGAAGAAGATGGTCTGCGTGGAGATGCGCTATACAAGAAAGCTCGCGAACTGGTCATCCCTCAATCATCGTTCAGCAACATCATCGCTCTCGCCAAAGAATCCGATGATGCTGCTTTCGTTGAACGTGTGATGGTCAATGCGTTTCACCGTGAAAGCCCCGTCCGCGATGTAGCTATTAAGCGATATTGCAATCGCAATTGCACGCAAGATATCGCCAGGCTGATGAATGCAGTCACCGGAATGGATATCCAGTCATGCAGGCGAAGGGTTGTCTGGTGCGAGAACGTGCTCGATTCAGAAATCTTTTATGCGATGAGGCGCGAAATTGAGAAGGAATTTCCACAGGCGGCATAATATTTAGGTAAATTTTCCTAAATAACTTGCACACGCGAAATGGAAGTAGTACATTTTGTGTATGCTCGGAGCAAAAGCGAACTGAGCAGCAGGTAAGACCGCAAAGCCTAAACACTTTTACCGGCACTGCATTAAAAATGCCCTGAGTTAATAGCTCGGGGCTTTTTGCGTTTATGCTATGGCTAGACCGGCCAGTCGAAAAGCAGTATCGTCACTGCCTGCCATAGCGAACATTGACGAGCAACTAGACGAGGTTGTTATGAGTGATATGCAGCATGTGATAAGAATCATCGCTCATGTGGTTCAGGCACTAGCTATGTTGATATTTCTCTTTCTGATGTGGAGATGGAGCAGACCGCAAAAGAAAACAGAAATACCAAAGGGGCAAGCTGAAGCCGCTGAAAGATGTGTGATGCTGAGAAATCAGTTAGAGAAAAGCCATCTGGAAGCCACGCTAAACAGAAGATTTTACAAATAGGTCGCTTAGGCTGCCTTTTTTTATTGCACGACCTTTCTGAAAGCGCATCCCACCAAATACCAGACAGACAATACCCTCACCTTATCCGCTGTGGCTACGGTGCTATGCGCTTTGCAAAAAAGAAAACCCGCTCAATGGCGGGCTTCGTGAAGATGGGTGGCAAGAGACTGCGTCAACAGCCTCTTGCCTGATTTGCCCGTGCGTTTACTCACGAACAAACCACGACACCGAAAATGTATCCTGGATTTGTTCTGATCACCATCATCCCTAATCCTAATTTGAACAAATCCTCCTGATGTTCTGGAGGTTGGAATGAAAAATATGGCAGACAAAGTAACCACTGCCGCTGCTTACACCACATCTGGGGCAACCTTTCTGGCGGGGAGTATGTCATTAAATGAATGGCTGGCTCTCGGCGGTTTCGTTCTGGCAGTCTTTACCTTCGCCATAAATTTGCATTACCAACGAAAACGAGATCGCCGAGAAGAAAACGCTCTACGGATGCAGTACGGAGACCGGCGCAATGAGTCAAATAATCCCCCTGCTTAACTACGAAGAGGGTTATCGTGAGAAACCTTACATTGATACCGAAGGCTATCCGACAGTGGCTTGCGGTATCAAGATTGGCCCTAAGGGCGCTTCGTTAAGCAATTACACCTTCACCGTTCCGCGAGATGTTGGTGATGTATGGCTTGAGTCATTCGTCAAAACCACCATCGGCAAGATGAGCGCCAATCCATCCATTGTTGCGGCAATGAAATCCTGTAACCCGGCACGCAGAGACATTCTGATAAGCATGGCTTACCAGATGGGCGTTAACGGCCTGGCAGGATTCAAGAACACGCTGGCGATGGTGGCTGCAGGTAACTATGCAGGCGCAGCCAACGGAATGTTATCAAGCCTGTGGGCTAAGCAAACTCCTAATCGCGCTAAGCGTCATGCAGAAGTAATGCGCACCGGTGAGATGACTGCATATGCGGGGCTGCTATGAAACTTCGACTCGTTGATGACTGGCGGCACTGGTGGAGATGGAATTCAACAAAGGTGATTCTGGCACTTGGCGCTCTGCCAACTATCTGGTTTGAGCTTCCTCCTGAATGGAAAGCTGAAATCCCCTCAAGCTGGATGCGCATTGGAGCAATAATTCTGATGGTAGTTGGAGTGCTGTCGAGAATGACGCTGCAGAATCCGCCAAAGAATAAGGGAGATGGAAAATGACCAACCTTATCGCTACAGGCTGGCAATACATCTTCGGCATCGTCGGGATTGTTGTTGCGGTATTGGCTGCATGGATTTCTGGTAAGAGCAAAGGCACAACAGAGGCCATAGCTAAGGCTGATATTGAATCCGCTAACCAAACAGCAAAGCAATCACAAGCTGCAAGTGATAAGCAAGCATCAATCATTAAGGTTGCAAAAGATGCAGACCAAACGAATCAGTCTCTTTCTGATGACGCTGCTCGTGACCGCATGCGGAAATCAAAATACCACTCCGACTATTAAGTACATCAACGTGGATTCTGCCTGCACAGCATTCGGTCCGATTATCACGCACGGTAAAGATCCTGAGTTGATGGATGCAAGGACAGTGAAGGCGATCAACGCCCACAACGATAAGTGGGACTCATTATGCGAAAAAGAGAGCGTGAAATAACGCTGCTCTACGGAATGTCTCTTATACGCGATGACATTCTTAACCATCCGCTACCAAAGCACTCAGCCAAAGACAGATTAATCACCTTCGTTCATTACGCGTTTGCATTCGCATCTGTCATCACACTGGCAGCCGCATCAATCATCATGATTATTTCGTTCATTCCCACAATGGAATAAAAAACAACGGAGCCAACAATGGCAGACATTACCCCAATCACCGATGTGAATGAGTTAAACCTGAGTCTGTATCGACTAACTCAGCGAGATACAGCTGCAGCGAAGAAGGCAATCGCATTCGTTGGTGGCGACAGGCTGAAGCATGAGTTGTTCATTGATGGATATGCGCTTGCTGCAAATGAACCCGTAGTGGCTCGCACTGACAAGGCCATTCAGATCGCAACTGAAGCGTTAGCGCTTTTCAATACTGGAGCCTGATATGACCACCGTGGCATGGGATGGACGTACGTTAGCTTCCGACACCCAGGCTTCAAGTGGTGATGTCGTCTGCTCTCATGATGAGCAAAAGATATACCTGCCTTCAGGAGAAGAGTGGTCAGTATATGGCGAGAAGATTATTGCCATAGGATGCTCTGGTGATTGCGGAGCGGAAATGGAGATACAGGACCTGCTGAAGAACGGTCTGACGTATGCTTCTGAGTTTCTGCCAACCTTTGGTTTCTCGTGTCTTGCGATTGTGGGCGTTAATCGCTCATACCTAATTACGAAAGGCTCAGGTGACACCAGGGCAAGCATTTCACCTCAGATAACGCCATACGCCATAGGTTCAGGTGGATTGATAGCAATAGTCGCCATGCGCTGTGGAAAGGATGCGCATGATGCCGTGAAAGTGGCAATTGACATGGACTGCTATTCCGGTGGGCGCATTGAAACATTCACACCTAATCAGCCAGCATTCATTGTCATGGAGAAACCAAATGCCGCTTAAAAAAGGCAGAAGTAAAAAGGTTATCAGCGAGAACATTGCTACCGAGATGAAAGCAGGTAAACCGCAAGACCGGGCTGTAGCAATTGCCATGAACAAGGCTGGCAAAAAGAAACCCAAGAAAGGAGCTAAATGATGATCACCCAACCATGGCCTACATACTCAGATGCCAGTGGCGCATTTATTCGTGGCTTACCAATCGAAACCCTGACACAGGCTGTGGATGGTTCAGCGGTAGCAACCTTTGACGGACCATATCCAGACCAGTATCTGTCTGCGCTGTTTATGTCCACCTTCAAGCCTGTAGTGACTGGCTACGTATTCCAGAGTCAGTACGGTGAACTGCTGTATATGAGCAAAACAGCTTTCGAAGCTCAATACACTGCAACCAGTACTCCGATCGCATGGGGTTCTGTAACTGGAAAGCCTTCAACATTCGCACCAACTATCGGCACCACGGCAACCACTGCTATGGCCGGTAACAAGGTTCCAACCTCAACAGAACGTGGTGGCGTACTCCAGCAGGCGGCAATTACTGCGCTCACAGATTCATCTGGCGGCACATCTGGCGGCAACACTGTGCCAGTAGTACCTGCTGCTACTGCAGCAACAACTGATACATCTGCAGCGTCACTGACATCTACCAACGCGGCAATCACTGCACTGAAAAACGATGTGGCAACACTCTCGGCAAAACTGAACGCAATTAACGCTGCAATCAAAGCGGCAGGTAACACGGCGTAACCATTACAAAGCTCATCTACTGGTGGGCTTGATAATGATTAACGAGGGAACAGATATGGCAGCACCAAAGGGCAACCGATTCTGGGAGGCCCGCAGTAGTCATGGGCGAAACCCGAAATTCGAATCTCCTGAGGCGCTGTGGGCTGCGTGTTGTGAATACTTCGAGTGGGTGGAAGCCCACCCGTTGTGGGAGATGAAAGCATTTTCATATCAGGGTGAGGTAACACAAGAGCCTATCGCCAAGATGCGAGCAATGACTATTACTGGCCTGACGTTATTCCTCGATGTGACGCTTGAAACATGGCGCACATACCGAATGAGAGAAGATTTATCTGAAGTCGTTACGAGAGCAGAGCAAATCATCTACGACCAGAAATTCTCTGGTGCAGCAGCAGACCTTCTCAACGCAAACATTATCGCCCGTGACCTGGGCCTCAAAGAGCAGTCGCAAGTTGAAGACGTGACACCTGATAAGGGAGATCGCGATAAGCGCCGCTCTCGAATTCAGGAGTTACTCAACCGTGGAAAGCGAAGCGATTCTTGATGAGCTGACAGAAGACGAGCAGATAGAGCTGCTTGAGCTTCTGGAGGAAGAGGAACGATACAGGGAAACACACCTGCTGTATGAGTTCTCACCATACGGAAAGCAACGTGAATTCATTGAGTCTGGTTCAGAATATCCAGAGCGTTGCTTCATGGCTGGTAACCAGTTGGGTAAGTCCTACACTGGTGGAGCAGAGGTTGCATTCCATCTCACAGGACGCTATCCCGGAACGAAAGGTTATCCTAACGATGGAGCATATGGCGAATATTGGGGCGGTAAACGCTTCTATGAGCCAGTCGTATTCTGGGTTGGCGGCGAGACCAACGAAACCGTAACGAAGACGACTCAGCGCATCCTGTGCGGTCGTATCGAAGAGAATGATGAGCCTGGCTACGGTTCAATCCCGAAAGAGGACATCATTAGCTGGAAGAAGTCTCCATTCTTCCCGAACCTTGTCGATCACCTTCTGGTAAAGCACCACAACGCTGACGGAGTAGAAGACGGCATATCAATCTGCTACTTCAAGCCGTATTCACAGGGTCGAGCCCGCTGGCAGGGTGACACAATTCATGGCGTCTGGTTCGATGAAGAACCGCCATACAGCATCTACGGCGAAGGCCTGACCCGTACCAACAAATACGGTCAGTTCTCAATGCTGACGTTCACCCCTCTGATGGGTATGTCAGACGTCGTTACCAAATTTATCAAGAACCCTAGCAAGGCGCAGAAGGTTGTCACCATGACAATCTACGATGCTGACCACTATAGCGATGAGCAGAAAGAGCAGATCGTCGCATCGTACCCAGAGCATGAGCGTGAAGCTCGCGCCCGCGGCATCCCAACCATGGGTAGTGGTCGAATATTCCAGATACCGGAAGAGACCATCAAGTGCCAACCATTTGAGTGCCCAGATCACTTCTACGTTATTAATGCGATGGACTTTGGCTGGGACCACCCGCAGGCACAGATACAACTGTGGTGGGATAAAGATGCAGATACATTCTATCTAGCCAGAACGTGGAAGAAAAAAGAGCAAACCGCTGTTCAGGCGTGGAGCGCAGTAAAGCCGTGGGCAAAAAAAGCTCCTACTGCATGGCCTCACGATGGACATCAGCATGAGAAAGGCGGCGGTGAGCAGCTCAAGCAACAATACGCAGATGCTGGATTCATGATGCTATCAGATCACGCAACGTGGCCTGATGGTGGTAACGCAGTAGAGCCAGGCATCAATGAGCTTAGAGACCTGATGCTTGAAGGGAGATTTAAAGTTTTCAACACCTGCGAACCATTCTTTGAAGAGTTCCGCCTCTATCACCGAGATGAAAACGGCAAGATCGTCAAACTGAATGACGACGTTCTTTCTGCTGTTCGATATGGCTACATGATGCGCAGATTCGCGAAGATGATGCGTGACATTAAAACGCCAAGAGAAAAGAAAATACCGGCCCCAATTAAACCAGTCGCACGGAGAAGATAATGGCCGACAATGAACGACTCAATTCCATCCTGTGTAAGTTCGACGCAGATTGGATGGCGAGCGACGAAGCCAGAACCGAAGCGACAAACGACCTGTACTTTAGCCGGGTGTCGCAGTGGGATGACTGGTTATCAGATTACACAACCCTTCAATACCGTGGACAGTTCGATGTAGTACGCCCCATAGTGCGTAAACTCGTCGCTGAGATGCGCCGCAATCCTATCGACGTACTATTCAGGCCAAAGGATGGAGCAGACCCTAACAGTGCAGATGTGCTGATGGGAATGTACCGCACCGACATGCGTCATAACACCGCGAAGATATCTGTGAACATTGCTGTTCGTGAGCAGATAGAAGCAGGTGTCGGGGCGTGGCGTTTAGTCACTGAATACGAAGACCAGGACCCAACAAGCAATAATCAGGTTATCCGTCGCGTTCCCATTCATGAGGCATGCACTCACGTAGTCTGGGATAGCAACAGCAAGCAGATGGACAAGAGCGACGCTATGCATTGCACAGTCATCAATGCTATGAGCCGTGATGGGTGGAAAGCTTTTGCTGAGAAGAATGGATTCGATGAAGACGAAATGCCGTCATTCCAGAATCCTGACATGAACTGGTTATTCCCATGGCTGACCAGCGACGTTGTTTATGTTGGTGAGTATTACGAGGTAGAAGAGAAGAAAGAGACCGTATTCATCTATCAGGACCCGTTGACAGGTGAGCCGGTGAGTTACTTCCAGCGCGACATTAAAGACGTTATCGATGAGCTGGCCGATAAAGGCATGGTCAAAGTAGCCGAGAAGAAGGTTAAGCGCCGTCGCGTCTACAAATCAATCATCACCTGCACAAGCATCCTGAAAGATCGTGAGCCTATCGCAGGTGAGCACATCCCTATCGTTCCTGTATTCGGGGAGTGGTCGTTTGCTGGCGACAAAGAGGTTTATGAGGGTGTCGTTCGCCTGACTAAAGACGGTCAGCGTCTACGCAACATGATCATGTCTTTCAACGCCGACATCGTTGCTCGTACGCCGAAGAAGAAACCTATCTTCTGGCCTGAGCAAATTGAAGGATACGAGTACATGTACGGTGGCAATGATGACTACCCGTACTACCTGCTCAACCGTACCGATGAGAACAACGGCGATCTTCCTGTGCAGCCTATTTCGTACATGGAAAACCCAGAAGTTCCTCAGGCCAACGCATACATGCTTGAAGCTGCGACTAACTCAGTTAGCCAGGTCGCAACAATGGGAGTTGATGCAGAAGCGGCCAATGGTCAGGTGGCCTTCGATACCGTCAACCAACTGAACATGCGAGCCGATCTTGAAACATACGTGTTTCAGGACAACCTCGCTACCGCTATGCGTCGTGATGGTGAGATTTACCAGTCAATGGTGAACGACATCTACGATGTTCCTCGTCAGGTAATGATGACGCTTGAGGATGGCACTGAGAAGCAGGTCCAATTGCTTACTCAGGCTGTCGACTACCAGACCGGTACGGTAGTGACACTTAACGACATTCGCGGGCGCTATGAGTGTTATACGGACACAGGCCCATCATTCCAGAGCATGAAAGAGCAGAACCGCGCAGAGATTCAGGAATTGCTCGCTAAGGTACCTCCTGGCACTCCTGAGTGGCAGATGTTGCTGCTGCAGTACTTCACATTACTCGACGGCAAAGGCGTTGAGATGATGCGTGAGTACGCCAATAAGCAGCTTGTCATGATGGGCCTTAAGAAGCCTGAGACTCCTGAAGAAATCCAGATGGTGCAGCAAGCACAACAGCAGCCAGAACAACCATCAGCTGAGCAGATGCAGGCTCAAGGTGTATTGCTCACTGGCCAGGCAGACCTGCTTAATGCTCAGGTTAAGCAGCAGCAACTTCAGGTCGATGCTGCAAAAGTTGAAAGTGCAAACCAACTTAATCAGGCGAAGATTGCAGAAATCTTCAACAACATGGACCTGGATAAGCAAGCAGCATTCAGGGACTTCCTCAACCTCATGCAAAAGGCGCAGAACGAATCCGCAGCCGATGCACGAGCCAACGCAGAACTTATTCTGAAAGGCGATAGCCAACAGCACTCACAACGCATGGACGTCGCCAACATCCTGCAATCGCAGAGACAAAATCAACCTTCCGGCAGAGCAGCCGAGATTCCTCAATAAGAGAGAGTTATATGTACCCAGAAACCACCGAAATTCAGGAAACTGAAGGCTTAAACACGTCCGGCATTCAAGCAGCGGCATCTGCTAATGGCTCAGTTGTCGATAATGCCAATGACAACGCAGGGCATGATGATGGCTTTGAGATCGTCCTGAAAGACGATGAGGTAAAACCAAAACAAGACCCGGCAACAAACGCACACTTCGCAGCTAAACGTCTTGAGCGTAAGCGTCAGCGTGAGCTTGAGCAAAAGATGGAGCAGGTGAAGCGTGGTGAGTTGCCGGAGCACATCCGGGTTAATCCTGAGTTACCTAAGCAGCCAGATCCAAATGATTACCTGTCAGATGACGCTCTCGTTAAATACAACTACGACAGCGCACTGGCTACGGCTGCATTCAACCGAGACCTTGCAGAGTGGAATCAGAAGTCACTCGATGCTCGCAGTAATGCAGTAGCGGAGCAAGGGCGTAAGACTCATGAGTATACCCAGCAGTCAGCGCAATATGTCGAGGCGGCTCGTAAACACTACGACGCAGCGGAGAAGCTCAACATCCCTGATTATCAGGACAAAGAGGAAGCATTTGCTCAGCTAGTACCTCCGCAAATTGTTTCAGACCTGATGGTGTTGTTCCCGGAGAAGTCCGCCGCATTGATGTATCACCTGGGATCTAACCCAGAGAAAACGCGTCAAATCCTCCAGATGAACCAGCAGCAAGCGCTGATTGAACTCACTCGACTCTCAGAACGTTTAACTCTCAAACCTCGCGGTAAGCAGGTCTCAAGTGCTCCCCCTGTAGATGAGCCCATCACTGGTGAAGTTGTGGCTGCAAACGTAGCTGCGCTCAAGAAGAAGATGGATGAAGCATCAAGCAAGGGTGACGTAGAGACATACCGCAAGATTAAGAAACAATTACAAGGAATCCGATAATGGCTCTTAATGAAGGTCAAATGGTGACACTGGCTATCGATGAAGTAATCGAAACCATCACCAGTCTCACCCCTATGGCTCAAAAGGCCGGTAAGTACACTCCACCTGCTGCAGAAATGCAGCGTTCAAGCAACACTATCTGGATGCCTGTTGAGCAGGAATCCCCTACTCAGGAAGGCTGGGACCTTACTGGTCAATCCACTGGTATTCTGGAACTGAACGTTCCAGTAAGCCTGGGTGAGCCAGATAACGACTTCTTCCAGTTACGTGCTGATGACCTGCGAGATGAAACCTCCTATCGTCGTCGTATCAACGCTGCGGCCAAGAAACTGGCAAGCAACTGTGAAGTTAAAGTAGCGAACCTGGCTGCTGAAATGGGTTCCCTGGTTGTGACCAGCGATGATCCGATTGGCACCGCCGCTGGTAGTGGTTGGGATTTCGTAGCTGACGCTGAAGAAATCATGTTCTCTCGCGAACTCAACCGTGACTCTGGTCTGTCTTACTTCTTCAACCCGAAAGACTATAAGGCAGCGGGTCACGACCTGATTAACCGCGACATGTTTGGCCGCATCCCTGAAGAGGCGTACAAAAACGGCACCATCCAGCGTCAGGTTGCTGGCTTTGATGACGTACTGCGCTCTCCTAAGCTTCCAACCATGACGGCATCAACCGCTACAGGACTTACTGTTAGCGGGGCGCAGAAGTTCCAGCCAGTAGCATGGGAATTGGATGCCGACGGGAACAAACGCAACGTTGATAACCGTCTGGCAACAGTAACCCTGTCCGCCACCACCGGACTGAAGCGTGGCGATAAAATTAGCTTCACCGGCGTGAAGTTCTTGTCGCAGATGGCTAAAAACGTGCTGACACACGATGCAACCTTCTCGGTTGTTCGCGTTATCGATGGCACTCACATCGAAATCACTCCTAAGCCTATTGCACTGGATGATACAGCTCTGTCACCAGAGCAGCGTGCGTATGCCAACGTAAACACCTCGCTGGCTAACAGCATGGCAGTGAACGTTCTCAACACTACCACTACGCGTACCAACGTGTTCTGGGCGGATGACTCAATCCGTATCGTGAGTCAGCCAATCCCGGCTAACCACGAACTGTTTGCTGGCATGAAAACCAAGGCATTCACCATTCCAGAAGTTGGCCTGAACGGTATCTTCGCAACTCAGGGGGATATCAGCACTCTGTCTGGCCTGTGCCGTATCGCTGTGTGGTATGGCGTCAACGCCACCCGCCCAGAGTCAATCGGTGTGGGTCTGGCTGACCAGGCGTAATCAAAAAGGGGCTTCGGCCCCTTTCTTCTTTGGAGAAAAGCAATGTCTAACATGGTCTATCGCCACGGTGGCAGCAAAAAATGGAAAGGAGTTGGTTACGACTATGAAATCGTAAGTGATGACGACCTACAGGAATATTTGGATGCTGGATGGTTTGCTCATCCTGATGAACTTTTGAAGAATCCTGCAGAGCCAGAGCCAGAGCCAGAGCCAGAGCCAGAGCCAGAGCCAGAGCCAGAGCCAGAGCCAGAGCCAGAGCCAGAGCCAGAGCCAGAGAAGAAAGAACGCAAAAAGCCAGGTCGAAAACCTAAGGCGGCAACAGATGAATCTCACAACTAAAGGCGATCTTGTTATCGCGGCTTTGCGTAAGTTGGGCGTCGCCTCAAATGCCACGCTGACAGATGTCGAACCTCAGTCCATGGAAGATGGGGTGAATGACCTAGAGATGATGATGGCTGAGTGGTTTGAGGGTAGCGATATAACGCCAGGAATAGATGCAGGTTATGTCTTTGCTGCAGATGGTGTTGACCCAGACCCAGGCGACGCCCACGGGCTAACTACAGGGAAGCTAAGCGCTGTATTCCACAACCTCGCCATCAGAATCGCGCCCGATTATGCAGTAGAGCCAACGGCAAAAATCATCACAACAGCTAGATATGGCAAAGAAAGACTTATTAAGCAGTCAGCCATGTCACGCGCAAGCGGCGCTAAATGTAAGTCCGGTTATCCAAACCGCATGCCAGTAGGAAGCGGGAACCGACTTGCTACCTATAACGGCTGGAATTTTTACCGGCGCAAGGAACCATGTGATAACGGGAGCGAATAATGCCAGTTCAGCAGCTTCCATTAATGAAGGGAGTCGGCAAAGACTTCACCAATGCCGATTACGTTGATTTCCTGCCGGTTAACATGCTGGCT